CGGAAAATGGCGTACTCTGGCCACATAATTTCTTACCATAAATATCTATGGACCAAATAAACTGATTATATATAGACAGACCAAAGAAAGCAGTAAATTTATCACCATTAAATTTAGAATCTACATAGTCCAACATCATGTGATCGTTGACAGGAATATCAGGACGCTTGTGAAGCTCCATCAATTCTATGTCAGCCATCGTCTGAACTTCGATCTCGGGTCTCTTCGGCTTTGTAGCTCCCGAAGATGAGCCTGGGGCATGCGTTCCCCCTACCTTCTGCATTGATTTGACAATATCCAGGACTGCAGAACTATCCTTATGAGTGGCCGCTATCTGATCAAGTGTATGTTTCAGATGTACCTTCCCCGCATCATAACTATCCAAATATTTGTGCTTCACATCCATGGACACAACATATGTCTTCTCAACTAACTTTTTCATCTCAGTGATAGCCTTCGAGTCATCTTGCGAAGTAGACGACGACCCGGAGCCACCACTATTTTCAGAAAGGTCAGTTAACCAGACATTCATTGTTTGAGCCTTAATTGCCCTATAGTCAGGTCCATCCAACATGAGTGCAAAAGAAGAGCCATTGTAGGAGGGCACTCGGTCTTGTGGGGAGCGGTATGTAACAATTTTTGAAGTTCTTGGGTCCATGGTAGTGTAACGTATCATTTGATTCTCAGCCAAGCGCCCAGCGCTCTCCCACCTACCCCTCTCAAATTCATATTCAAATGTATAGGGAACTAAATCCAGCTCCTTATAACAATCGTTTATGAAAAATTGAAGGGCAGTGAAAACCTCCTTCCCATGCAACACGGCATCCATCAATGAAGCTTGACACCGCATATCCAAATCCACGACCCATGTCTTGGATTTCACGTACCTGATCCTATCCAAAATAGTTTTCATCTCTAAAGGAGCCAGGTACATCCCAGTTCGAGGGTCCAGAACAAATGCCCTCTTCAGAAACCTCATCTGATCCCATTCCCCAAAAGGTCGGACCAAATCACCAGAATTCTTCTGTCCATCAGTCATCACAATTCCATACTCGGACAGACAAGCCGCAATGGTCCTCAGATTATACCATTGTGCACAGAGTGACTTAACAGTAACCATGTTGTCATCACCATAGACAATGGCTTTGACATTCTCATCAAACAGTCGGAGGGTGGCAAGTTCAGGGGCGTGTGTCTCGGCTAGCTTCAACCAGGCATACCTCAAGTAAAACATGTTAACAATTGA